GGCGGCGGCGGAACATTCGGCGCGGCGGGCGCAGGCGCGGATCGCATCCCATTCGTCGCCGAGCAGGATGCGCCACGCGACGAGCGTGATTTTCGGGTCGCCGGTGAAGAACGTCCGTGCGACCGCCTCAACGACGAGAATCAGTGAAGGCGTGGCGCGCTCCGCTGCCGTGTCGTCTGGCTCCAACAGATCAACCGGGTGGGTGGTGTCCACGGCGGCAGGCCTTCCGTCTTGATCGAACCAAGTCATGGTAGTGTTCATGTTAGGGGTTGGTCACGGGTGGATCACAGCTCGGGCTGGATGGGGTTGATGGTCATCCGGTCGATGGCGGCATCGAGGTCGGCGACACGGAACCGGACGGCGCGACCGATCCGGATGAATGGGACGAGTCCACTCATGCGCCAGTTGAAGAGCTGGCGGGGACGGACGCGGAGATATTCGCAGGCTTCGTTTTCAGTGAGCAGGCGACCTTCAGTTGTGTTGGCTAATGTTTGCATTGCGCCAACTGCCGCCGTGTCAATCAAACGTCGGGTTTTCTGCAAGACACGTCTCCATGCGTATCTTTGGGTCAGTGAAATGTTGTTACGTAACAACATTCTCTGTGCGCACAGACAATTGTCTTTCCGGAAAGACATTTGCCGCGACCTGCGACTTGTTCACAAATTGTCATATCGCAATGACAATTGCCGCCCCGCCGTTTGTCCTGACGGCAGGAAAACCCGTGATCGTTCACGGGTTTCGGCAGTGGTGCGTCACCCGGCGTTTTCTGGCCTTGGCGTGCCTGCCACCTTCTCGGCCCAGTCGTCGGGAGGCATGATGCCGAACCATGCCTTTGCCGCCTCCTCGTCCACGACTTCCCGGTAGTGGCGGAAGATGATGGCCGGCGTGTTGCCGGATTCGAGAGCCGTGCGTGGAACGTCGCCGGTCAGCGCGATCCGGTAGCTGATGCAGGAGTGGCGAAGGACGTTCTTGGGCCAGCCGATACTAAGCTCCTTGGCGAGCGTGGTTGCCTCGTCACGGACTCGCAGGTTGGGAATCACCAGTCCTTCCTCCATCAGCGGCGTAAGCCATGCCGCGAGGTTGTCACTGATCGGGATGAGCCTCCGCGCCGCCGTCTTGGCCTGGGTGGCGCGAAGCTCGATGATGCGGCGGTCGAGGTTCACCGCGCCCCAATCCAGTCGTTTCAATTCGGCAGCGCGCAGGCCGGTGAATCCGCAGATGGTCAGTAGCGGAATCAGGTGAACCGGAGCGGCACGAATCAGCGTCTCAAACTGCTTGGGCGTGTAAATCGCTATGTCCTGCGGCGGAATCTTCGCCTTGCCGACCATCGACGCCTCGGTGGTGTCCGACTTCGGGAGGTAGTTGCGCTGCTTGGCGAAGGTGAAGAGCACCTTGATGTTCTGCAATCGGTTGTTGCGTGATGAAGCGGACATGGCCGTATTCCGCAACCATTGGTCGATCTGCTCGCTCTTGACGTGCAGGATCGGGCCGGGGAAGTCGCGGCAGAACCGTTCGAGGATCGACTTGAGTTGGACGAGGTAGTCCGTGCCGACGCCATCCTGCTTCTTGGCAACCATCAACTCCTGATAGACCTGCGGCACCGTGACACCGATAGTGACCCCGGCGTTCTGCCGCATGTATTCCTGAGCCGCCGTGACCAGTGGCAGTTCCTTGAGGGTGGCGCGTGCCTGAACGTATTCCTCAAGCGCCGTTAGAATCGGCAGGTCGAGCGGTGCGAGCATCTTCTTCGCGGCGTGGAAGATTTCACGGTCGCGGGTGCTCAGGTCGTTGTTGTTCGCCAATCCACGCTGGATCTTCTCGGCGGCGAGCTTTGCCTCGCGCTTCGCCTTGTCGAGATCGGTGAACATGCGGCGGTGTCGCCGACCGTTCAGATGGAAGGCAATGGTATAACGAATCTTGCGGCCCTTGGTGCCAGCGTAGATCGGCACCGTGACAGATCCATGGCGCACGGTGGCATGGGGACCTTTGGCTTCACGGGGATTGGACGGACGGTTTTCGGAGTTTGTCAGATATTTGTCAGACATGCTGTTAGTATGGTGTCAACGCATCCTCGGATATACTGCTTTTGGAACTCCCAAGTCCCTGATTTTGAGCACTTTCAGCGCTTCTGTTATCGCGCCTATCAAGCTCTCATGTGACAAGCCAATACAGTTTGTTCATGGTGGTGTTTGGTTATGGTTTGGTGTTGGTGACGTTGCCGTCGGTGTCGATCCGGACGCTGAACATCAGCAGTCCGGTTTTGGTTTGCTTGGCGAAGTCAGCGCGGAACTCGCGGGCGTGGATGCCGGCCATCGGATCGAACGGCAGTATGCGCCGGGCGGTGAAGTCGTTTTTCTCAAGTCCGCGAATGCTTCGCTGCATCGCCTTGTTCAGTTGGTTGTTAGGAATAGATGCTGTTGTCATAGCATCCCTCATCTGCCCGTCTGATTGGGCACGTCCATGTCTTTTTTCGTCTTTCTGTTGGATGGTTCTCATGAGGGAAGCGGGCGGTTGATCTGGATGGTTCGGCCTTTGGTTTCACCGGCGACATAGCTGCCGGAATGGAGGTGACGACGGCGTTGCGACCGGGTGCGGAGCTTGCCGTATGTGGACTCGACGTAGCGGGTGATCGCCGCTTCCTGATCCACGACCACCAGTCCGTATGCCTGGCGCTGGTCGGCGGCGTAGGATTGCTCGGCCCGTTGCTTCGCCGCCTTGAGTTCGGCGTTCAACCCATCGCGCAGCCACCGGTAGTAGGATGCCTTGTCTGGATTGGCATGAGTCTTTTTGAACTCGTTCCAACAGCGGAAGAAGGTCTGCCGCAGGTAGTTGAAGGCGAAGATGGCGAAGTCGATGTCGGCGGCAGCACCGATGATGTCCACCGGCGTTCCGCGACCATTGGGCATCAGGATCGTCTTCACGTTGAAGTGCGCCTGCAGGATCGAGAGGATCATCAGGTCGGCAGGGTTGAGGGTCTTCGGCAGATCGACCTTGCCCTTGTTGACGGTGAAGCCCGCATCGCCGGATTCGCCACGTTCCATGCGGAGCAGCGCCGAGTCGATGTTGTGGCGGGTCATCAATTCCTGAGCCTTGGCCAGCGCGACCTTTGCTTCGTTTTCGGTGGAACCGCGGGAGCGGTCGGCCAGTCGCAGGAGCTTGCGAATTTTATCGAGGATGTCGGATTCGGATTTCATGGGATCTCAGGTGGGGGTGTTAGATGTCCTCGTCGGGCAGTCCTGCGGTGATGACATCCACCGGGATGTGGGTGGAGCCGCCCGTCTCGCAGAGGTCGGCATATCGGATCTTCGCGGCCTTGAGTTCGGCGCGGGCGGTGTCCAGATCGTCCCAGCTTTCAAGGAAGACCCGGCGTGGACGGCCGGCGAGAACCGAGCTGCGTCCGTAGGTCGAGTGGCCGTAGAGCGTCGGATTGTTGGATCGGTAGGTTTCGCCTCGCCCGTATTCAAGAGTGAGGCTGCGGTGTTGCTTGATGTATTCGATGTCCATGGTGGTGTTGGTTGGGGTTGGTCAGTTCAGTGGGAGTTGATGGATTTCTCGGCGTCGTTCATTCCGAGATTGCAGTAGGACTCGCCGGAATATCCGGCGGCTGCCCATTCATCGCGGGCTTCATCGGTGAGCAGTTCGGCGACTTGTTCGATTTCCTCGATGGTCATGGCGTCTATTTCACTGGCGGTGTACATGGTGGTTTCAGGGGTTGATGGTTGCGGGTTGGATCATTTCAGCGGTGACGAGTTCGGTCGGGATGATCCCTCCGTGCGGCCATTCGACAGGCCGGATGAATCCGCGGTCGCCGTTCCATTCGGCAACTACATGGAGCGTGTCGTCCCCATCCCACTCGGGGCGGATCAGGACCAACATTCCGGTGACGTATGCGGTGTCATTTCCGGTGTGGGTAGTCCCTTTCATCATCTCTCATCTGCCAGAGTGAGCGGGCACGTCCATGGCATTTTTCGTCTTTCTGTCGGCGCAATTGATTGTCCGTTAGATGCACCATTGGCACGCATCCTGGGCGTCACGCAACGTGCCAAGTTCAAGTCATTCGGAGAGCAGCAATCCATGCCGATTCTGTCTTTTTTCCTCTAACTTCACTTAGCCATGGACGTGAGGTGGCACCATGGCAGATGATAGCCATGACAACGCAAACGATGTCCCGCCGCTTCGGAGTTGAGATTGAATTCCTCTCCACCATCACCAAAGAACACGCCACTTCCTGCCTGAGGGCCGCAGGCATCCGGGTCGAAAATTCCTTCTACACCCACGAGACAACTCCGCACTGGAAGATCGTGAGCGACGGCTCCTGCGGTTATGAACTCGTCTCGCCAGTCCTCCAAGGTGAGGCCGGCATCGAGGAAGTCCGAATCGCCGCCGCCGCACTGGAAGCAGCCGGAGCCAAGGTGGACAGGCGCTGCGGACTTCATGTCCATTTCGACGCCCGCAACATGAACCTCAAGGCGGTGAAGAACCTCTTCAAGCTCTGGCTGAAATTCGAGGACGTTCTCGATACTTTCCAGCCGCCGTCACGCCGGGGCAATGCCAACACCTACTGCCGCACGAATCTCGATCACAGCATCATCGACGCTGGAAATCACAGAGGCCAATGCTCCCTGATGTTCCGCAAGATCGACGCCTGCCGCAGCATGGAGCAGATGAAGCAGCTCTACCCCTGCCGCTATCGGAAGCTCAACATCCATTCCTACTTCCGCCACCAGACGCTCGAAGTCCGTCACCACTCCGGAACCACCGATCCTGACAAGATCACCAACTGGGTGCGTCTGATGGCCCGCATGTTCGACGCAGCGGAATCCGCCACCGCCGTCCGCAACCGCCCCGAGGACAACGGAGTCGGAATGCCCCGCATGAAGTGGTTCTTCCAAGCCATCGACGCCAGGGGACTCACCAAATTCTACACCGCTCGCTCCAAAAAACTGGCCGCCTGATTTCCACCAATGACAATGACCACCATGAACACCGAATACCACACCATCGACGGGGCGACATTCACCGCCACCGATCCGACTGACCTGATGACCAAGCTCCGTCAGGACAGCTTCAATCCGGAAGCCGACCTGCCGTCCTACTGCCGCGCCACCGCACGGGCATCCAAGATGCAGACCGGCAAGCCACACCGCCCATGGCCACCCAAGGCGCTGGTCGAGGACATGCTTGCTTCCGGCCTCATCGCCACCGGCAAGCGCCATCCGGAATGGGGAAACTCCAACGACTGAACGGCCATGGCATACCGAATCATGGAACCGCGCTTCCCGCTGGGGCATACCGTCGCCACGCCCGGTGCGCTGGCACTCGGCTTCGACCTCAATCCATACATGCGCCGCCATCATTGCGGCGATTGGGGCGACCTCTGCGACGAGGACAAGCAGGCGAACGAAGATGCCCTGATTCACGGCGACCGGATCGTCAGTCACTACAAGCTCGGCGGCGGCCGCCGGATCTACATCATCACCGAGGCGGATCGCAGCTCGACCTGCATCCTGCTTCCGGAAGAGTATTGATCCACGCTACGATCCGCTCGATGAAGTCGAGTTTGAGCTGCTTCTCGGTCAGGCGGATGACTGTCCAGCCCGCCAGCACGGCTTCGAGATACTTCTCGGCATCCTTGGCGTAACCCGCTCCTCGGTTGTGCCGACCGGCTCCGCGCTGGAAAATGCCGCCCTCGATCTCGATCAGCGTGCGGCTTGCAAGATGCGCAAAATCGGCTCGCCACAAACGGGAAGCGTGGAACCTGACTTCCCGTTCCAGGGGCGGACCTTGCGCCACCCTCCAGAGCAGCAGAAACTTCGATTCCAAGCGGGATGCAGCCATTTCCCCTGTGCTCGGAGTCAACGTCTCGACGCTCCGTTATGTGGGAAACGCCAATGGCACATTTCACGGGAATTGGACACGGGTGGGGACATCCCTGCCAGCTACCTCTGGGTTCAATAGATTCCTTGATGGTTCGAACCCTTCCTTGCTGGTTTGAACCCGGGCCAGAGCGGCGATCACGTCGGGCGTGAGGTCGATGGACGTTTGCCCGGGGATTTGAACCATGAACCTTGCGCCTTCATCGAGAAGACGCGTGAGCCGCTGGACTGGAGTGGTCATGATTGGTTGATTGGTTGCAGGGGCGGGAGTTGAACCCGCAGAGGCGAGGGTATGAGACTCGCCTGGGACCGTCCCTCCCTGCGATTGGTTAGAGCGCCTCGTAGATGTCGAGGATCAGCTTGAAGTCTTTCTTGAGTCCTTCGCGGCGCTCCTCATCCCACTCTTCGACGGGGGCCTTTTGGGTTTCACGCGCCCACCAACGACGGATGCGATTGAGCAGGGCGAGGTAGGTCACGTAGCCACGGTCTGCCGGATCGCCCTGAACCTCCTTCTCGGTAGCCAAGCGTCCGAAGTTGATCGACTTGCGCAGGCGTCGGATGCCGAGCTTGTGCTTCTCCGCCATGTCGAGCCAGTACTGCTTCTCGTCAGGAGTTTTGAGTTTTGCGACGACGAGGTGATGATGAAGATCGAGATTGTCTTTGCGCAAAGACATTTCAACACGTCGCGCCACATAGGCATAGTTGCGCAGGGTTTGATAGGCCATGCCACTCCGCTCCAGAGCTTCCTCATATTTTCCGCCATAGCGTCCTTCGCCATAATTGATCCAGTCCCCTATGATGAAGCCAATGGACTTTCCGATGGGAGCGAGCTTCTGACCAAGAGCGTCCCACTCTTCGAACGTAAGTTCCTCGTTGAACCGGATGCCGGTCGGGGTGATAGAAAATTTCGGGTCGTTGATTGCGAGGGTGTTCATGAATTTCGTGAGCGGTTTCGTTTGAGTTGTGAGTTGCGATAAGTCTTGCGTGCCTTTTCGCTGCGCATGGCGCGGGACGGCGGGAGGTTCAGTTGCGTGGTGATGTCAACACAGCGCTTCGAGACGGCGGCGCGGGTCACGCCATGGCGCTTAGCAATGCTGGTCATGCTTTCGCCGTTGTAGGCGCTGAGTCCGAGTGCGACCGCAAGGCACTCGACCGTCAGTCGGGTGTTGCCCTCTGAGATCAAATCCGCGACGAAGTGACGAAGCACCTCGATGGCGTCGCGGGTGATGGCATCCGACTGATCGCCCTCATGATCGACCAAGGCCGCGATGTCCGGCGTGTGGCTGGCTCGCGATGATTCGGCCATGTCGTGGTCGGCCGCACCGTTGCCATGCCGTTGCAGGCAGGGTTTGAGCAGGCCGAGCTTTTCTGCCTCGCGTCGTTCTTCGAGGGTCATGGACTTCACCCAGGCCTGGTAGTCGAGTTCGTATTGGGCATCCCGTTTGGTCTGCTTTTTGGCGTAGTCGTCGGAGTTCATTTTGAACCCCCTTTCAGCCGATCCGAAACTGATGGCGCTGGTCCCCTAAAGGGTGAACCAGAGCGCGCGAATCTCGGTTTACCGATTCGCGCTCTGATTCTCTTTAGAGAATCTGTCAGGATGCCAGTAAGGTGCCTGACTATAACCCGACCATTTCTGATAGATTCCGAGGGTTCAAATGGGTTCAAACCAATTTGAATCCGAGGTTCAAATCCTGCTGGAATGACGGGTTCAAACTCCATGGCGACACCCCCTCCACAGGCGGGTTGCTTTGTCGAAGACGAGCGGTGAGCCCTTCTTCATGTTGGCGAAGCAGTAGAAGACGCGCTGGGCTTCCTTGAGCGTGCAGTCGCCTTCAACCTCGGCGACGCGGTCGGAGATGTAGGACAACACGGCTGACTCCTGGGGAATACGTCCGTTGGCAAGGGGCGGCATGGTCTCCACAGCCTTGCCGTAGCGGTCGGCCGCGCTGCCCATCTTGTAGGTAGCTTTCGCCTTCTCGCTCTTCGGATTGCCCTGGGGAGCCTTGAGCGCTGCAGGGTCGGCATTCCGGTCGGTGATGAAGATCGACTCGCACCAGCGGACGACGAACGGCTTCACGGGCGGTAGGGCACGCAGCGTGAGGTCGATGACATGGGCGTCGTCTTCCTCATGAGGCGTCATGGTCAGGATCACGTCGGGGTCACGGGCAAACACACCGGAGCCGCCGATGCGGTCGATGGATTCCTTGCCTGCCTGGTTGCCTTTGGAAAAGTGCGCGCCGAAAACGGCAGCCGCTCCGGACTTCGCCGCCAGTTGCTCGACCTCATTGAGCAGGCTGGCGATGTCGCCGGCATCGTTCTCGTTGCGTGCGCCGAGGCCCTTGTAGATCGGGTCGATCAGGATCAGCGCATACCCGGTGTCGCGGATGCGCCCGAGGATTTTGGGGATGAGCGCGGAGAAGTCGGTGGCATGGCCGCGCAGGTTCCAGATGTCGAAGCCGGTGAAGTCCGCGATCTCTTTCGCGGCCGCAATCCGGTTGATCCGGTATTGCAGCGCGAATGGCGGAAGCTCGAAGTTCAGATACAGGGCGCGACCGCGGAGGGTCGGGAATCCCCACCAGGGTGAGCCGGTGGACACCGAGAGCATGAGGTCTATCAATGACCAGCTCTTGCGTGCCTTCGACGGGCCGCCCAATACCATCTTCGCCCCCTGATGGAGAATGCCATCGACGAGCTGTGGTGGCTCGGGTTCCGGTTGCCCCATGAAGGCATGGCCGGGGAGGATCGGCGGCAGGTCGGAATTCGAGTGCGCTGCCTCCCATGCCGTCCATGACTCAGCGCCGAATACCAGCGCGAGCAATGACTGGCGACGGACATCTCCATCGACCGTGCGCCAGCCGTCCGGGCATCGTGACAGCCGCGACGGATTCCGGTTCTGCTTGTCCAGGTTGATCCCGGAAAACCAGCTCCAGATGATTTCGACGCGGCGCTTGTATTCCTTTTCGTCCGGCGCATCGACCCGGATCCATGCATGGAGGCTTTTGTTGCCCGAGTCGATTAACGCTGCCACCGGCATGCCGCTGGCGACCACCGCGTGGTATTGCTCTTCTTTGGGGATCGCCTTGCCGACCTCGTCCCGGTCGAACTCGACCAGCACATGGCGGAACGCCGTGACATCCTCGTTCTTCGCCCCGCCTTTGGTCATCGGGTTGATGCGCAGGAACAACCCGAGCTTGGTGCCGAACACACGGTCGATGCCGCCCTTCGCCGCCACCTTGGATTTCCATTCGCTCGCGGTGAGCGTCACACCACGGCGCGGAACGATTTCGCCTTCCTCGTTTTCCGCCGCCGGGGCAATGGCTACGAATTCATCCGGCTGGAAGCACGAGTCAAGCAGCCTGACAAATCCATCACCGTCGATGGTAGCGGGCAATGCCATCGTGGATCTCTCGCGGTGAACCGGAGCCGGTGACGGCCGTCGGAGTGGCGCGGAGGAAGTTTTCGGCATCGCTGACGTGCCCGCGCCGAGTGGTTCCCGTGACGTGCGGGCATAGACCGAGCGAATGGTCGTCCGCGCTTCGGCTTCGGTCAGCCCGTCGGCCAGTGCGCGGGCGAGAAGTTGACCTTCCGTTTCTTCCAGCGGGTGGCCGGCGTCGCGGAACTGGCAGGTCGCATCGAAGAGTTCGGCATTGCGCATGCCCTCGCTCGCGCCGCGCTGGAGGTATTCAAGCGTGCGACGCGGCAAGGCCATGGTGAGCCCAGGTGATCGGTATCGTGCCATGGGGGATCAGCGATGGGCGAAATGGGCATCGAGGAATGCCTTGGCTTCCTCAAAGGTGGCGATCTCCGGACGTTGGTGGCCGTAGCGGCGCATCACGCGGACTTGTTTCGGCGTCGCCAGACCGAGCTTGCGACGGGTGATGAGGCGGTCGAGGATGAGCGACGCGTGCCCCTTGGTGGAGATGGCTGTGGTATCCAGGCCGAACTTTTCCAGTACATCGATCTGCTTGGCCGTGGGCGCGTCCGCCTGCCAGCGCATGGTCGGGACATAGTCGGCCAGCGCCGCCTCGTTGAGAGAGACGGCAAGCTCCAGGGGATCCAGCACACTGCCGCGACGGGTCCGGTTGGCGCGCAGCCGCTCGGTGAGCGAACGGGTGCGATCCGCATTCACTTCCTCGCGTGCCTCTTCGAGGTCGCCCTCGGCACCGAGCTTGTCGGTGAGTGCCTTGGCATCCGCTTCGTCTTCGGCAATCAGGTTCGCCGGCCGCATCAGGCTGTGTTCGCCCGCCTGCCAGAGGAAATCGAGCACGAGCAGGTGATCCTTGCCGGGCCAGATGCGAGTGCCGCGTCCGATGATCTGCGAATAGAGCGCACGCACCTTGGTTGGCCGCAGGCAGACGACGCAATCAATCGACGGCTCGTCATATCCTTCGGTGAGCAACATCGCATTGCAGAGGATGCGCGTCTCGTCGCGGCGGAACCGCTCAAGCGTCGCCTGCCGCTCGGTCGTCTGACCATCGACATGCTCGGCCAATAAACCACGGTCGCGGCAGATTTCGGCGAAGCGTTTCGACACCGCAATCAAGGGCAGGAACACGAGCGTCTTACGGTGACGGTTCTCCACCAACACGTCCGCGATCTGTTCGAGATAGGGTTCCAGGGCATGACCGAGATCGTCGGCGCTGAAGTCGCCCGCCGTCGTGCGCACGCCGCGCAAGTCCATCCCTAGTGGAACGGTCTTCACCTTGATCGGCGAGAGCCAGCCCTGGTTGACGAGATCCAGCAAGGTCACCTCGCAGGCGATGTTCTCGAAATAGCGACCGAGGTTCTTCTTGTCGCCCCGGTCAGGTGTCGCGCTGACACCGAGCACCTTCGCGTGGTCGTGGAAATGCCCGAGCGTGTTGAGGTAGCTGTCGGCAAGCGCATGGTGCGCTTCATCGACGACCACCAGCCCGAAGTGATTCCGCGGCCACCGCTCACGGCGCTTTTCACGCATAAGCGTCTGGACGGAGGCGACGACAACCGGCGCATCGAGCGACGCCCGCTCTTCACCCATTTCCACCTGAGCTTCGATGCCGGTGGATGCGCGGAGCTTGTCCACCGCCTGGGTGATGAGTTCCTCGCGGTGGGCGAGGATCAACGTGCGCTGTGGTTGGTAATCCTGTGCCAGGCGGCTGAACAGGATCGTCTTTCCCGCACCCGTCGGCAGCACGCCGAGCTGGCGGTCGAAATCCTCAAAGCCCTTGTGGATGTCCTGCCGGCCTTTCATCTGATAGGCGCGGAGGCCCATCTTCTCAGAATGGTTCGTTATCACTACGGCGTGCGGTTTGGGGTTGGGCGGCGGGTTTCTCGGTGCCGACAATCCAGGCGGCGACCTTGTTGCGTTTCTTGCCGTTGTATTCCTCGACGGTGAGTCGGGCGGTGCCGGTGCGGCCGATGACGTGATCGGCGGTGATCTCGACATCTTCTTCGGGCTTCACCTCTTCGCCGGTGGCGGCGCGGAAGGCGTCGATCTTCCAGAACGCGGTCGGGATGAAGACAAGGAAGTCGTAGAGGTAGCTGCCAAGGGATGTCTTGAGCTTGAGCTCGATCATCTCGTGGCCGCCTTTGCTGATCGTCTCAATCGCATCGACGACTTCGACTTCATGATCGCCCGGTTCGACAAAGTCAGGGCGTTCGCTGGGGATGGATGCTGTGTATGATGGCATGATGTTAGTTTGGTTTGGTCTTGGTCTTGGTTTTGGTTTGCTTGAGATAGGTGGAGGGCGCGGCGTGCTTCACCGACTCCTCCGGGAATGGTTTTTCGCTGGCCATCCGCTGGCTCCACAGGTCGCGGAACTTGGAGGCTGATAGATTTCCGTAGGCTGCGAGCACCGGGCCGAAGCCCATCCGCTGGATGTGGTGGCCGACCGTTTCGCAATCGACGAACTCGTTGCCCTTCCGGGTCACGAGCCTCCAACCGGGGATCTCGCCGCCGGTCTTGATCCGCTCGGTGGCGATCTTCTTCGCCCGGTCGCGGAAGTCCTCGACCACCGCGCAGGCGGCCAGAAAGCGCCCGAGCTTTTCCGGGTCGGCGAGCACAGCATCAAAATCGAAGCCGGGTTCCGTGACGGTCAGCGTTTCACCAACCATCGCCAGCCTTGCCGGACAGGTATCTGCTTTGGCGCACCAGGAGCAGTATTCGCAGGGATTCGGCTGCTTCGCCGGATCGTTGAATGATTTGACGACCTGATCGACGATGGCGTGAGCCTCCTCGTAGGTGAACTTGTGCGTTTCGATCTCGCGCTGGTCGCAGAACAACAGGTGCGCCGTCCACGACGAGGCGAAGTGTGCGCTCATCAATCCGAGGGCGTAGGCCGCCATTTGCTCGCGATAGTTTCGCCGCGCTCCGGTCTTCAGGTCGAAGTGCGAGAACTTCGTCGGCACGATGGCATCCGCCGTGCCGGTAAGATTGAGGATTTTCACCCGGCAGTCATCCTCGCGGGCAAGAACCCGCTCGCGACCGGACATCACCCGCACCATCGAGACCGACCAGGAAACGGCGGCGATCTCGTCAGCCGTCAGCTTGTTGGCGATCACGAAGCGTTCTTCGAGTCCGAGAAGTTCGGCGCGGAACGCGGTGTCTAGCAAAGTGCCGCGCTCGGCGGCGGGGCCGGCCACGGGATTGCTCTCGTAGCATGGACAAACTGCCAGCTTTGGCAGGTTGGAGGGACGCAGCGCACTCATCGGGCGGCGGCGACCTCCTTCGCTTGATGGAATTCCTCCACGGCCTGCAGGAAACGGTCCGGCGCGTTCAGCACCCGCTCGGCATATTCCTTCGGGACTGCATCCCATGATTCACCCGTCTTGATCTGCTGACGGTCGATCAGAAATGGAATCACCTCCGCCTCACGGGCACCGAATGCCTCGCGGAGCTTGTCGGCCAGCGACGGTGCCGCTGCCGGTTTCGCTGCGACGGAGCCCCCCGACTCCGCCGCAGCGCCGAACACCGGGGCTAGGGCCTCTGCGGTGAAAGGAAGTTTGTCCGGAAGACCATGGCGGTTTTTCGCGTCGTAGGCCGCCGCGTGGGTGGAGAACAGAACGCGCTCCTTGCCACCGACGCCGCGCATTTTGCCGTTGTCCTTCTCGGCGACCTTGGTGACGTAGTTTCCGAAAAGGACCACGTCAGCCCATTCCTTGAGCAGGGGAGCGACCTGCTTGCTGAGCTTCAGCTCAAAGCGGTCGTAACTGCCTGCCTGGTCCGGGGCCTCGAACTTGCGCACCGTGGCGTGCGCCAGGAACACGACATGCATCCCACGGGCGAGCAGGGTATCGAGCGAAGTGAGGAACCGGGCGAACTCTTCGGCCAGAATGACCCAGCCCTTTCCGTAGCCGAAATCCTCGATGCTGTCCTTGTTCGCCTTCCGACAAAGGTGCTCGATCAGGCGTTTTTCCAACCAGTCGGCGGTGTCGATCACCAGCGTCCGGAATTCATGTTGCGTTGACGCAAGCTGAACGATGACCGCCGTGATCTCTTCCCATGTCGAGGCGGAGTCGAGTCGGACGACGTCCAGATGGTGGGTGCCGCCTTCGGTGTCGAGGAAGACGGGGTCCGGCAGACGGCCAGCGAGCGTCGATTTGCCGACGCCTTCGGGTCCGTATATGACCGCCTTCTGCGGCCGGGTGATTTTGCCCCGGCGAATCGCCAGGGAGCGGGGTGGGTTGGTGGCTTGTGGATTCATTGTGAATTAGTGTGTATGATTTGTATGACTTATGGGCGGAAAAAGGGGTTTGGATCGTTGAGGAAACGACGAAGTGCCCGGTTGATGACGTTCGAGGACGACAATTCGTGGTCGGATGCAAACTTCTTGAGGCGTGTCAAATCCTCGGGTTGAATCCAAAAAGTCGTTGGAATACCGCGAGTTGCGGTCGATTTGGACTTCGGCGTAGTTGCCGACTTGGCGGATGGCTTCTTGGGACTGGTCTTCATTGGCTGGGTGGTTCAGTTCGTGTCTGAGAGAACCTCTAAGTCATACACGGGATACACGACAACCGAAAAATATGACCTGACCGCAAATTCCTACTTGATCCTATTAGGCCGGCCTCCTACATTCACACACAGTTCACACGTTATGAACGAGACCCCAAACACCGATGGGCCGGAAAAAGCCCCCGAACGCCGCGTCAAATCCGTAAATTTCACGGACCTGGCACTGTATGACTATGCCAGCCAGCGGGCCGACAACCTGTATGGCGGCAACTTCAGCGGCTACGTCACCGCGCTCATCGAGCGCGACCGGTCGATGGCCGAATCACGTCGGACGTTTCACGATCTTGAAGCCAAGATCCTCCAGATCATCGAGCCTTACGGCGGAAGATTGGGGAAGGAATCCGATCCGTTTGATTTCGAAGTTCCCAAACTCGATGTGGTGATAGAAGCGCGGTCCAGATTCCCGCGTGAGCGCCACCTTGAATACCAGCTCCTGAGTTCCATGCAGAAGGTGTCTTTCACCTCACCGCTCACACGAGTCATCGTCACCTACCCTATCGACCTGGCTGACGCCGAAAAAGAACGCTTCCGCCAATTCGAAACAGCCGGCATCGAAAATCTGCGAGCCTGCGATCTTGCCGAGATGGAAAAATTCCTCGCTTCACTAGACCAGCCTGAAACGGAGGCGCTGGAAGACGCATTGCTGGATCAGGATAGCGCTGGCAAGCCCCTGAAAACCCCACACCCCTGATCCCACCGAATGCCCATGCCAGCCATTATCGACGGAGGGGTGTTGCCCGAAGGCATCCACGATTGCACGTTGGATGAAGTGCGAGGCATGTTCGCCGCATCGGGCGAGCGGGCACGATTGTTAGACCGCTTTGATCAGTTCGTTGAGCGCCTCGGTGAGTTCCTTCCCGACAACCGAGTCACACTTTACCTCGACGGCAGCTTCATCACCACATGGGAAGGATGCCGTGACATCGACGTCATCATCGAGGCCCGTGAGTTTGAGCGGGAAAAATCACGCCACCTCCGCACGCTTGTCAGCGGGCCAGTGAAGCAGGAGTTCATCGAGGTTTACAAGGTCGTGCTGCATGTCGTCGTTCCCGGCCTGCGCGGACGCGATCACCGCCAGTGGTTTCAGAAGGTCAAGGGCGAGGAAGCCTGGCGTTTCGGAAATGAAATCGAAGCTCTCAAGAAAGGGATTGTCCGTCTAACCGTATGAACCCTCCCTCCGACAATCTCCCATGGCAACAGTTGGTGGACCGCAAGGCGCGGGAACTCTTCGAACAAGTTGCGGCGACGTATGACTGGGTGAAAGTTCACGGCAACGGCGATCCAACCTTCTTCAACGACATGGCCGCAGACCAGTTCAACTGGCTACGCGAACTCTATGCCAACGAGCTGCCGCTGGCCAAGATGCTTGACGAATCCGACCTCACGGTCGAGTTGCGCGGGCCGGCCACTGAAGTCGCTCATCCCCGGCTTGGCGTCGTGGCATCGACCTTCACCAAGATCCGGAAAAACGTGGCGCAAGTGACGAAGGCAGTCGCCGGTGTCCGTGATCCTCAGAGCAACCAGCCGTTCCACATGCCCGAGGAAATGGAGCTTGGCTTTAGTTCCCTTGTCCACAACGGCACAGTCCGTTTCGGATTCTCCCTGCCACGCCCCGGCGAGCTGTTACTGAACCAGAACGATCCGCTCTATCAGGCAGTGGCCAGCGCGGTATCCGCGATTAAGACTGTCAGCTTCTCTCTCTCCGAAATCGACGACGAGGCCGAGGTGGAAGAGGTGGTCAAGCGGGCGCTCACCGACCCGAAACTCCGCGATTCGGCGCTGATCGCGGTGCGCGAATTGGCTCCGTCTGTGAGGTCCCACGGTATCAGTGGAGTCACCATCGCAGGTGGAGGAGTCCGAGCCGCCGATGTCCGTCCCCTCACCAAAGAGAGCCGCCTAACCGTTCGCCACATCCTAGCCACGCCGGTCAAGCGCACAGAGGTCATCACCATAAGTGGCATCGTCCGGGAAACCGACCTGGACGACAAGCGCTTCGAAGTCCGCGGCATCGAGGGAAACACCGTCACCGACCTCCGCTGCATCTACGGTCCCAAGGTGGCCGACCGGATCGCATCCATGTGGCTCAACCACCGGGTCGAGGTCACGGGGCGAGTCGAGCGTGACGCAAGCGGTAGGGCCAGGCTGATGAAAGTCGCTCACCTGAAGCTCGTCGATGCCCCTGATAATGCTCAACAACAGATCGAATTCGATTTTCCAGACGAAAACACTTAAAATTTCAGAGCCTGCCCCCGTATTTGTCCCACCCCTAATTATAAAATCTACACTTTGACGCCATCCCAAACAATTAAACCAACTGACTTCACATCGCGCATCCAAAAAGGCGGCGCGCTGTTGGGAGATATGCGTCAGCTTGTCTGCCAATGGCCAACGAAAGGCACGGGGGTTACTCCACACCGTTTCGTCCGGGACGTGTTGCCAAAGGCAACACAAGCCCGCGCCAGTGACACATACGTCCGCGCATTCCTTCCGCGAATGATAGAAGGATCACCGAAGGACGCATGGAAACTTTGTGCGGCCCTCGAAGATTGCCTCCCATCA